GAACAGTTATAATGTAAGTCCAGCGTCGTATACGGACAGCCAGATGTAGGCCGCTCAAAAAGTAGGGTATTCGTTTTTAGCACTTGGTTGACGATACAAACCGCCTTGATTATCGGAGAATACAAGTAATATTCTGACCCGCTTGACATTCTAATCATGTGAGCGTAACGGTGGTGCTGGTTTTATGCAGCGTTTTTCAAAGAAACACCTTAAATATCGTGGAAAAACAGCAACTTTATTCACGCAGTAGAGGAATGATAGAGGGCAAGTCTAGAGTAAAATTAGTAGGATAACGGCGCAGTTACCTACCCAACGATACAGATGTTAGCTACTACAGTTGGTTATAAGGCAGATAGGGATATCATTAAGTCCGCACTAGAAACTTGCGAATGGTTTACAAGGTTTACATTCTATCAGAACAAACCGAAAAAGTAAAAACACTAATCCAGTTGAATTTATTTCCCCACTTAGTTGTGATGTGGTATACGGCTATCGGAACGCCAACCCTGACACACAACAAGTGGTTTTTTTATGTCCCAACTTCACCCACATCAAAATTTTTAACCCTACCCTAAAATAATTCTTGACAATATTCCTAAACTCCTGTATAATATATGTATATTTAAAAGGAGAAGATTATGAACTTAACATTTATGACAGCAGACAGCAAAGACCTTCTTGCTCGTAGATTTGAGCAAACACCAGAAGGCGCTGCGATTAGAAAAGAGATTACTCGCAGAGAAAAGTGTGGCTTCTGGTTAGGCGACTTTCCTGAAGTGCAAGTTAAAGAGAAGAAAGAAAAAGAGTCCACAGTAGGACAAGTGAGGATAGTGTAATGCCAATGAAATTTAAAGAAAGCGAAAGAGTATATCGCAAAGACGCAAGAGGCAGAAGAATGTCAACAGACTCGCAGAAGTGCAAAGTCTACAAGCATTACTATCTAAAGCAGACACCAAAGAAAGAATTGTTTGACGCAATCAACAGTCCGAGAACAAAACCAAAACATAGAGTTAAGTTCTTAAACGAACTCACTCGCAGAGGTATCAAAGTAGTATGGAAATGACAGTAGCAGTATTATTAATAGGCTTTGTGTTGTGGACATATTTTAACAATACTCCAAAGTATTAATATGGCAAAGATAATAAAGTTTCCAACGAAAGAGCAAAAGACTCATCAAGAGCAACAGAAGTTGTTAGCAGAAGATTTAGCTATGCTAGAAGAACAACTGAAGATTGCTCTTGAAGAGCTTGACGCTTTGAATGAGGACATAATAGTTTTAACCAATGCTTACAATGATGTGCTAACTAAATTGAAAGCATTAATTTTAGAGGAAGAATAATGTGGAAAAGAACTCCAAATAGACATTGGTTTGTCGGAATGAAAACACAGGACGGCTCAACCATAGTATCAATTCAAAGACCACCACTCGTTTCAAGAGAGGAGGGTGGCGCATACACCAAAGGCTGGTGGGGTGGCATTATCACAAGAAACCCAGCTTGGTATGACATTCACTTATCTAGTGGTAAAGTGATGAAAGATAGAGATGTATTACCATTTGTAGAGGTAGTAGATGAAGTGTAGAGAGTGTGATAGTATTATTCCGAAAGGAAGAGTTGCGCTCGGCTACGATAAATGCTTGATTTGTGGAGAAGAAGAGGCACAACAGTTAGTGCAAAAACGAAGAAAACAAGTAGGCATTACATACAACAAAGGTGGTTATCAGTATATAACCGAAATGGATTTAAAAAGTTTAGGGAGATAGATAATGATAGTAGTAAATCTAACGCAAAAAGAGTATGGACAATTCAAAAGAAGAGTAGGTATTCTAGCGAAAAAAGGTGTTGCTCTTGAACATAAGGTAGCAGGAGCCAATAAAAAAGTAGTAAAACTAACTATGCTCAAAGAATATGACTGGGCAGAACTTGATAGGATATGTGCAGTATGACGCAGTATAAAAAGTTAGTAGAAAAACGAGCACTTTTATTAAAAGTAGAAGCATGGTCTAAAGAAATCAAAATGATATATGGAGAAAGAAAAGAGGGCGATTGGATTGTCACCACTACATATAATAATGGAGATGAACACATTGAAAATGTTAGTAAGAAAACGAAGTTAATTATCAAGTCTAATATGTCTTTAGATGATATGCTAGACCAAATTAGTAGGGAGGAAGCAGATGCTGTCGCTTGGAACTAAAATATGTGTTCATTTAGATTATGAAGACTGTCTGGCAGAAGGTATGTCAGTCAATGCTGCAAGAAACAAAATACGCAAGATGTGGAGTTTAACTCGTGCTGAGATAGACGAAATACTTGAAGAACAAGAACAATTTTTAAAACAAAGTAATTTAGGAGAACTTATATGAGTATAAATTATACTGAAGAACAGGTAGCTTACATGAGAACCATGTATGAGGAGAACCCTACAAGAGAGACAGTAGAAATCCTAGCTGAAGAGTTTGGCAAGAGTGTAAAATCTATCATAGGTAAGTTGAGTCGTGAAGGGGTTTATAAGAAAACTGTTTACAAAACAAAGACAGGTGAAGACCCAATAACTAAGAAAGAGTTAGTAGAAAAACTAGCAGAATTTTTAGAAATAAGTAGCGATTTGATACTAGGATTAGAAAAGTCGCCAAAGAGAGACCTGAAGAATCTAGTGGAACATATTGTAGAGGAGGACTAATAGTGCATAAACGAAGATATGCTAAAATATTCCCTAGAAATGAGAAACTGCGTAAGATTATTCAGGAACATGGAGAGTTTTTTGAAGTGATTGGAGCTGCTGAAGTTCAACCAGCTCTAAAAAATCAGCTATGCTTAACTCTCAAAGATGAAAACATCACATTCACAACAGCAGTTGTAAATCTAAGGATAATTCAGGACTAGCAACGGGTGTGCAACACACCATAAAGTCATGGCGGGTGTATAACAGACTAGGGGTAATTTGAAATGAATTGCCCTTTAACCCACCAAAATTATCCGTATTCCCACTTAAAACAGTAAGAACAAAAACGACTTAAAATACTTAGAAGTCGGACAAAATTTAAGAAATATAAGATGGAATTGTAGTTAAGTTGTTTGAAAGTTTGTGATTGGAAGAAAGCCGAAGTAAGATAGTTGACTTTCTTTGGGATTGATTTGATTGACAACAATTATATCGTTAGCAATCGCCTAAATAGCATTAACTACGCAGATGAATTCTATCGGTTGCGCTAAGGCTTACCTCTAGTCTTCATGTGCGAAGCAATGATGCTTGAGGCTCGCTTTGCATGAATGATAAGTCGTTGATTGTCGTAGTAACTATCTTAATTAATTACTAATATTATACCACAACTTTATCAAAAATACAAGAAATTTTTTTCGTAGGAGTATGAAAATGTGGATAATTGCGAGTCTTGTGAATGAAAAAATATTTTATTCTAGTAGAAAGGAGTTATAAAATGAAGTATAAAAATGGTCTAAAAAGTGAGGTCTTGTCATCTTCGTCTTTGATGTTTCGGTTTTCGGACTTCAAACTTGCGTTGTTCAGCCGTTATTTTCTGTTGTCTTTTTACTGCAGCAGCCTTCATTCTCTTTCTACGAGCAGTTGGTTTCTCATAAAATTCAAGTTCTTTTAACCTTAATTTGAGACCATTGCGGTCTGTTCTTCTACGAAGTTGCCGTATAGCTTTTTCAACTGACATACCTCTTACCTCAACTCTCATCTAAACCCTGTGCTCTTGTAAGACGACACAGGTCATTTGCGATATTGCATTGATTGTCAACTGTGGCTTTGATAAACTTCATCGCCCAAGCCATGTCATAGACAAAGTCTTGATTGTTAGTATCAAGTCCTAGTTTTCTTGCTTCAAGAATTAAAGAAGTAGTAAGTTTTTCGGTTATCTCTTCTGCTTTCTTCATTCTTGGAAACTCTACAATGTTATTTTGCATCTGCTCTCCTGTGAAAAGTCCACCCTCTTTTGCGAAGGTAGTTTACTTGTGATGTGATACTGGAGGGTGTTCTCATTAGACGAGTGCAAAGTTCTTCTATTGATAGAATATTATAGTTGTCTTTCAATAGTTGTTTTTCTTTGGTTGTCCAATGACCTCTTTTATATAACTTCATTTAGTGGTTTTATTCCTCTCCAGTTTAATATCTTATAATAATCTCCGACCATGTAGTCATCATTACCACCGCTTCTGCCACCCTGTTGGCGACCAATAAGTCCTTGTTCTAAGTGATAGTCCAAGTTCTCTTTGAAGTCTTGTTTTGATATAGTATATAATCTTATACTTTCTTGATAAGGGCAACCTCTACGCTCATGAGAAAGTTCTCTTGGCGGATTGACACCCATAAGAACTAGATAGTCCCAATTTTTGTGGGCAGCGATATGATTGAAAGTAAATTTATCAACTATACCTTTTCCAGTGCTTCTTTGATTACTAGCAAGTGAGAACTTAAGTTCAACTTTGAAGTAACCATTAAGTATAAAATCATGGTCATCATTATTGTTGTTCCATATAATATCCTTACCATTTTCAAGACATAGATTGAAGAAGATTTTCTCACCAATCTTACCTTTGTTCTTTGCATCGGCGATTGCATATTGTGGAAACTCTCTCTTAACCCAGCTGTCTGCTGTATCTAGTGTAGATATAAATGTTTTAATGCTGTCATATTCTATGTGCATATTTCTCCTAATATTTTTATATGAATATATTATAACAAAAGAATAACCTCTTGTCAACAACTATTTTTAGGTATCCTTGAAATTTTACTTGACAGGAGGTGTTAGTTTTGATATAATATATAATTGGAGAAAAAAATATGAACATAGACACAGCATACCTTTTAATTCTAATGTGTAGCATTTACCTGTCCTATCAGTATGGTAAGAAAGACGGAATCGGTGCCACCTTAGACTATATGAAAGAACAGGGCAAGATAGACTTTGAGGACTAATCAAAAAATTTATCTTGACTTTAGGTTTTAATTTTGATATAATTTACATGAAGTGTGAGAAATGGTTCTCGCACATTGGCGTCCATACCGAGAGGGTGGGCATAGTTTTACTGAGAAGGAAATTAGGAGAAATAATATGACGATTGATATTAGTAAATTTTGGCTTGGTATGAATAATGATTGGCTATTGCAGAATACCGATACTTCATATCCAAGATATAACATAGTTGAAAACGTGGACACAGGCAACTACCGAATAGAAGTTGCTATTCCAGGTTGGTCAAAAGAAGAAATAGAAGTAGTTCAAGAGAAAAACGAACTACTTATCAAGGGGAAAAAAGAACAGAAACTTGGTGAAACGGAGAGATTCGTTCATCAGGGATTAAGTCTTAAATCTTTTGAGAGAAAGTTCATTATGAACACAGACTTAAAAGTAGACTTTGTAGAATTGAAAGATGGACTATTAACTATCGCTTTGTCTAGAACTCCGAACTCCAATCGTAAAGTATTGGATATAAAATGATATATAAAATGATAAATAGTTTTAGACAAATTCGTAAGTATGATGATGTAGAGGAGGCAGTATCAAATGCAGTTCTCCTTGCAATCTTTGCTTTTACCATTGTGGCATCAGTAGGAGAAATCATATCTTAGTTTATTGTCAAAGACCTAGGTTGAAGCGCACTCGCAAGAGTGTGCTTCGCATGAAAGCAAAAAGAAAAGCACAAGACAAAGCTCTACAAGACCACGCAGATAAACTGTCAAAAGAATTGAACAAATCAATTAATAGGATATTATATGCTAGTAGCAAGTGTAGAAGCTCTGGAAAAAATAAGAGCAAAAGTAAAAGATAAAGGTTGCTGGGGAGTTAGATTACAGATAGTCCCTAGTGGTTGTAATGGGTGGTCGTATGACTTAGGCTACTTGGATAGTCCAAGTGTTTCAAGTGATGCGGTGTTCTACAACTTAATTGCTGTAGACCCAATGACACTCAGCTATCTTGATGAAATAAGTATAGACTGGGTTGAGCAAGGACTAAATGAATACATAAGTATAAGAAGTCCCCAAGAAACTGCTCAATGCGGTTGTGGAGAAAGTTTTACAATATGAAAATATCAGCAGAGGGTTTAGCCCTAATCAAAAAATTTGAAGGCTGCGAGTTAGAAGCCTACCAAGACGCAGTAGGCGTTTGGACTATTGGATATGGACACATCAAAGGTGTGAAAGAAGGAATGTCAATAACCAAACAACAAGCAGAAGAAATGCTTTTAGAAGAACTAATAGAGTATGAAAACTATGTTCTAGAAGCAGTCAATCATCAATTAGACCAGTGCATGTTTGATGCATTGGTATCATGGACATACAATCTTGGTCCAAGTAATCTAAATGCTAGTACAATGTTGAAAGTTCTAAATGCAGGGGACTATGACGGAGTGCCTGAACAAATCAAAAGATGGAATAAGGCAGGAGGCAAAGTTCTTACAGGATTAGTACGAAGACGAGAAGCAGAAGCATTATTGTTTGAAGGAAAAGATTGGTCAAATGTTTGAAAAACTAAAAGTATGGTGGATTTGGTTAAAAAGCAAATTCATTCGCCTATACAAACTAAAAGTTAGTTATAACAATGTATGGGGAGATAGTGATGACCAAACATACATAATTAAAAAAGTAATAAAACAAAACAAGTATATGATTAAGTTCAGAACCGAAGACGGAGATGTAGTAGAAATACATGGTGCTGAAGGACTGAACATAAGAATAGAGGAAATGTAATGAATCAATTTTTAATAACATTATTAATAGTTCTAGGAGGATTTTCATACTACTTATGGAATGAAAATAGCACACTAAAACAAAATAATGCAAAGCTAGAAGTAGCAATTCAAACTCAGGAAGAAGCAATATCAACGCTACAAAATGATTTTGAGTTGCAAACAAGTCAGTTGCAAGAGATGACAGTAAAAAGTCAGAAGGCACAAAGAGAGTTAAATAGATACACACAGTTCATACAGAACTATCAACTAACAGCAAAAATACTGGAAAATCCAGAAGATATGCAAAGGAAAATAAATAATGGAACAAAACACATCATGGAAGACATTGAGGAACTCAGCAATGTTGTTGACGACCTTGATGATGGTCTCCAACTGCAGTCTCCTCCCAACGAAGACATTAGAGGTTAGTGCAAAGCCGATAGAGAGAACAATAGTTCAACCTATCATGCCAAGAGAGATTGACTTAAAAGAAGTAAGGTGGCTTACAATTACACCCGAAAACTTTGAAGAGCAGTTTAAAGTAATTGAGGAACAAGAAGGAGAGCTAGTCTTTTTAGCTATGACTATTCCCGATTACGAATTAATGGCATACAATATGCAAGAACTTAAGAGGTATATTACTGAACTGAAAGATGTAGTAGTATACTATCGGAAAGTGACCACCGAAGATATCAGTGCTAAACAGACTGATTGAGTGGTGGCAATTTTACAAAGAGTATAGGGCTATGATGAAAGCCTCTAAATTCTTTGATAAAAATCCCTCAGTCCAAGGAAGATTTGAAGAACTTGAGGACTGGTGTGAGGAACTTGAAGAAAAAATACACAAACTAAACAAACGGTTAAACCGTCAGGCTCGCAAGAGTGGAAAGTAATATGTTAGAGTTCTTACAATGGATAATAGTAATAGTAAAGATAGTGCCCTGGGTAGTCATGGGCGCTTCTGTGGTAGCGGCGGTAACGCCAACACCCAAAGATGATATGTGGATAGCAAAATACTATAAAGTATTAGACTTATTTGCTATTAACATAGGAAAAGCTAAGGATAAATAAATGGCAGATGAAAGATTTAGTGGCGATATGTCCAGAAACGAAGTTGAGATAGACCTTAATAAGTTTATGGAAATGGTAAAGGAGATAGGCGAACTAAAACAACATATAATGGAGTTGGAAAACGAAAAAGAACCAGAAAACCCTTATCAAAAGTGGATTTGGTTATCTAATATGATAGACGCATGGAGAATATTCCCAAGACTATTCTTAACTGTTTATATTTTCTTACTTTATTACGCAACAATGTGGTTCATGGATTTACCCGACCCTTCACTAGAACAGTCTGGATTAATTTCAGTTATAGTTGGAGCAGGCGCAGCTTGGTTCGGCTTGTATGCTGGGACGGCGAAAGATAAGATAAATTCCAAGTAACAAAAAATAATTCTTGACATTTGTTCACATTTTAAGTATAATATAAATATGAAAAAATTGAAAGATATTAAAAAAATTGTTGAATACTGCAAACACTGTGGTGGTCGTAAGAACACCAAAGAGTGTAGCGGGTATAAGTGCTGGATAAGATGAATCTATTTTATTTAGACGAAGACTTAGACAAAGCAGCACAGTTTCATGTAGATAAGCATATCGTAAAAATGCCGCTGGAAGCAGCGCAGATTCTTTGTACTACAATCTACATAGATAGATATTTAGGGTATGTTCCTCGTGCTCTCAACGCAGAAGAGCGTGAAGTGTTAAATAAAGTAAAAGCTGAAATCAAGCATTTACCTTTGGAGGAGCGTCCCTACCCCTATCTACCAATGATGTATAATCACCCTTGCACTATCTGGGCAAGAGAATCATTAGACAATCATGAGTGGGTGCATTGTTATGCAAACGCACTTAATGACGAGTATCACTACAGGTATGGAAAGCTACATAAATCTGTTATGGAAGTAGTAAATAAACTACCTGACCCAATAAATTTACCAAGAAAAGGATTCACAACATTCGGACTAGCTATGCCTGATGAGTTGAAAGACTATGATAATCCAATACAATCGTATAGGGACTATTACCATCTTGACAAAGCTACATTTGCTAGTTGGTCATATAGAGAGAAGCCTTACTGGTGGAATGAAGATTTCGCTGATTATGAACAAAGGATAACAGCAAAGTGAAAGAACTATGGAATGATTATATGAAAAATACAGTAGTAATTTATAGCACACCCAGTTGCACTTATTGCACAATGGCAAAAAATCTTGCAGAACAGAAAGGTTGTGCAGTAGAATATAAAATGTTTGGAGAAGATTTTGGAAGAGAGGAGATGATGAAAGAGTTTCCGAGTGCCAGAACTTTTCCTCAAATAATATATAATGGAGAAAAAATAGGTGGCTATGCCTCTTTAGTGGAGATTCTAACAAATGAAATTTAGAGAAGATGATGTATTAACTTGGGTATCTAATCATATTTTAGCTACTTACAAACAACATTATTCACAGGAGAAAATACAATCTACTGAGTTTATATTTGATGCAGGTCATGGAGAAGGTTTTTGTATTGGTAATATTATTAAATATGCACAGCGATACGGTAAAAAGAAAGGACATAATCCTGATGATTTGCTAAAAATAATTCACTATGCTATAATGTTATTAGGAAAGGAACACTATGATTAAGGTAAAGAAACATGAAAAATTAACTGAATCTAATATAAGTCATGTTATATCATTGTTAAAAGGAGATAATCCTATAACAAAGAAAGAAGCATGTAGTATATTAAATATAAGTTATAATACTACCAGACTTAATAATATCATAACAGAACACGAAGAAACTCTAAAGTTTAGAGAACTTAGAAAGAATCAAAACAAAGGCAAAGGATTAACTGAAACAGAGAAAAAACAGATAATTCAGTATTATCTTGAAGGAGAGAATGTTTTAAGT